ATGCTTTTAAGGTAGAGTTGATAGAGACCGTAAAGGAATCTACCCCTGAGTGTTTCTGGGACGCACACGACTGAAGGAACGGGGATTAAAAACCCTAACTTCAGGAGACTGACAAATGAACACACTTAATCTGATCAAAAAGCAGATCCAAAAAGCATCTGCACTGCATGACGCACAAGTTCTTCACACCTCATATCGTGGTGTTGAGTATGCTACTCGTTGTGTAGAAAATAAAGAGTCCCATGGCACATTCTGCTATCGTGGACGTACTTACGTTAAGTAAGTTTCTTTATTGATAGATTGTCTGAGGGGTTGCCACCCCTCTTTTTTTGTACTATAATGTGTAAGTATATCTAAGTTGCAGATGGAAAGAGAGAAGTTAAAGATACTCTTAAGTAAGTTGAGGCATTTGGTCGTAGAGATTGAGTCTGAAGTTTACTCTGATGATCAACCATATACTTCTTCTTATGATGGGTTCTCCTCTGCCCCTCTAGTAGGAGATTATGATGAAGTTTATGCCGACGATGAGTCCTGTGAGTAATTGGTACCATAGATATTTGAATCTTCCTTTTACTATTAGTCCTCTTAGTATTTTTAAAGAGGAAGGCAAGACAATAAAGCACTTCTATATTAATGATTATCCAATCTATCCAGCGGAAGATTGGTTTAATGATTTAGGTATTATTCTTGCATTGAAGGAGGTTTTTTATACCCCACCCAATTCAAAGATTCCTATTCATACTGATCATGGGCGGTATACTCATCATGCAAAGATTAATATCACTTGGGGTCCTGAAGAAGGCGTGATACAATGGTGGAAGTCTGACAAGACTTACAGGAAAAAAATGCTTGGTTATGCGAGTGCAACTTCAGAGTTCCACGATAATCTTTGGGCTAATGAAGAAGATTGTGAGTTTTTGTATGAAGCAAACACAAATAAACCAAGTTTAGTAAACATTGGTATGCTTCATGGAACTAATAACCCTACAAGTAGGGGACGCTGGACACTATCTTTGGTTCCCCAGGATCAAGGAGGTAAATTCATTCACTGGAACAGTGCATTAGAAATTTTTAAAGATTATTTGGAGTATTAAATGAGTGCAAAATTGATTAGTGTAACTCCTGATGCGGAGAAGCAGATTGCATACTGTGCCCGTGTCTCAAACCCCAAGAACCAGGAGAACGATAGTTTTGCTGGTCTCCTTAAGTACTGTATTAAACATCGTCACTGGAGCATATTTGAGCACGCATTTATGACGGTAGAACTAAATACATCACTGGCAGTGGCAACTCAAGTGCTTCGTCACCGTTCGTTCACATATCAACAGTTTTCGCAACGATATGCTGATAGTAAGGAACTTCAATTAGAAATTCCTATTCCAGATCTTCGTCGTCAGGATACAAAGAATCGTCAAAACTCTATTGATGATATTAATCCCCGCGATAAAGCATACATGGAGGCTATGATTGAGAATCACTTCAAGCAAAGTCTTGAAGTTTATAATGCACTACTTGATAAGGGTGTGGCAAAGGAATGTGCTCGTTTTGTGCTCCCACAAAATACACAAACCAGACTCTACATGAGCGGAAATATTCGGTCATGGGCACATTATTTGGATTTGCGTACTGCAAATGGTACACAAAAGGAACACATGGAACTTGCTGAAGACATTCGTGCCATCTTCATTGAGCAGTTTCCAATTATCTCAGAAGCATTGGAGTGGAATTAATGGCAACATACCCTGTAAAGCACCAGGAGACTGGCGAAACTAAAGAAGTTGTCATGAGTATTCATGACTGGGATAAGTGGAGTGAAGATAATCCAGATTGGCAAAGATATTATACGCCAGACAATGCCCCATTATTGGGACTTGAAGTTGGTGAATGGAGGGATCGTTTGATTAAACAGAAACCAGAATGGAATGAAATCCTCCACAAAGCATCTAAAGCGCCTGGATCTATAGTCACAAAGATCTGATTATGTTTATCCTTGGAATTAATATTTCTCACCATCCATCAATTGCATTGGTTGAAGATGGTAAGGTGATCTACTACATGGAGGATGATCGTTACAATGGTATCAAAGAAGAAGAATGGTTACGTGGTAGTATGATGCGGTGTCTTATGGACATCGTTAGATATACTCGCCACTTAGAACATATTACATTCTCTTCTTACGGTAAAGTTGATGGAATTAATACTTATGATTATCCCGATTGTGATATTATTCAGGATGTGAAGGATAATCTTGGTAGGTATGGAATTACTTTTGGGGACTCTCATTACTATTGGGAGCATCATCTCTACCATGCATGTAACGCATTTTATGGTTCGGGGTTTGATGATGCAGCAGCACTTGTTTTAGATGGTGGTGGACATTATTTTAATGACTACATCCCCCTTAGAGAATCTGAATCGATGTATAAGTTCTCTGATCATCAGATAGAACTTATCAAGCAGGTGTATACTCCTCAAGCAGATTGTTTTAAAACCAAATCTAAACCCATTCTTGTGGATGATAGGTATGTTTTATCTCCAACTGCTAGTTGTGGGTGGATTTTCAATAGCATTATGCAGATTACTGGCATCAATAGTGCTGGTAAGTTGATGGGAATCTCTCCGTATGGTGATGCAAGTAAGGCGTGTACCTCTGATTGGTTTCTTTATGATGAACCTACTGACACTTGGATTACCGATAATCAAACCATATTAAATAGTTACAGGAGATGCTATGATGATCCAATGTTAGATCCTGCGGAATATTACAACCCAGAATTTGATTTTGATCTCATTGCAAACTTGACTAAAAAAGCGCAGGATGAAACTAGGAAGCATACTATTCGTCTTATCAGATCTCTTCTTAAAAAAGTAGAAACGAAAAACTTAGTACTCTCTGGTGGATACTTTTTAAACTGCGTTAATAACTATGAATACTCCAAAGAATTCCCCGATATAAATTTTTATATTGATCCTATTGCACATGACGGGGGAACATCAATTGGTGCTGCTATGTACTTATGGCACCACATTCTAAATAAAAATCAATCTACTGAACCTTTATCCGTATGGCAAGAAAGAGAAAGTCTGACTTACAACCAATCGGCGTTGGTATGACCGCTAAACATATGAGCGCCAAACAAATGAAGAGACGTAAACCAATCAACGCTGAATTTCTTTTAGATGTTGATCCTCTTACTGAGAATCAAGAAAAACTTTATGATTCTTTTGATGAGGATAAAAACATTGTTGCTTATGGTTGTGCGGGAACAGGTAAGACTTTTATTACATTCTATAATGCTCTGAAGAATGTTCTTGATGAGAACTCACCCTATGAGAAGATCTACATCGTTCGTTCTTTAGTTGCTACTAGAGAGATTGGATTCCTTCCTGGAACTCATGAGGATAAGGCAGATATCTATCAGATTCCCTATAAGAACATGGTAAAATACATGTTTCAGATGGAATCTGATTCTGATTTTGAGATGTTGTATGGCAATTTGAAGACACAAGGGACTGTAAGTTTCTGGTCTACCTCATTCCTCAGAGGAACTACTCTAGATAGAGCAATTATTATCGTTGATGAATTCCAAAACTTGAATTTTCATGAACTTGATAGTATAATTACTAGAGCAGGGGAGAATACTAAAATTATGTTCTGTGGTGATGCAACTCAAACCGACTTGCAAAAAACCAATGAGCGAAATGGTATAATTGACTTTATGAAGATTCTTAGAGTAATGCCATCGTTTGACATCATTGAGTTTGGTCTTGATGATATTGTCCGATCAGGTCTCTGTAAAGAATATCTGTATGCAAAACACGAATTAGGTTTTTGATGTTTAATCATGTTGATTTGAATCTCCCTGCTCTTACTAGGGAGACCATTGATGGAGTTCGCTATTACAATGTTCCAAATAATGAGGAATTATTAAAGCTCGTATCAATTACATCTGTAACTAGTCATAAAAATCGTGATATTTTTATTAACTGGAGAAAAAAAGTTGGTGATGCTCACGCAAATAAAGTAACTAAACAATCTACCAGTCGTGGTACAGATACTCATACTCTTATTGAGTACTATCTAAAAAATCAAGATTTACCAAAAGTCCAACCACTATCAGACTACTTATTCAAGATTTCTAAACCTGATTTAAAAAGGATTAGTAATATTCACGCTCTGGAAAGTTCTCTATATAGTAAGGTTCTTGGTATCGCTGGGACTGTAGACTGTATTGCCGAATTCGACGGCGAGTTGGCAATTATTGATTTTAAAACCTCAAAGAAACCAAAACCAGTAGAATGGGTTGAGCATTATTTTGTTCAATGTATGGCATATGGATGTATGCTATATGAACTTACTGGAATATCTGTAAAAAAACTAGTCATTATTATGACATGTGAGAATGGAGAATGTGTGATTTATGAAGAGCGAGACAAAGCCAAGTACATTGAGTTACTGCAAGAGTACATTAGAGAATTTCTTAACTACAAACTGGAGACCTATGCCCAGTAAAACCGAAGATGAATTTGAAAAGGTACTGGAGAAAAAGTTTTTTTGTCCCACTAAGTTTGCTCAAGAGATTGAATACTTAGTGAGAGATAACATTGAGATGAACTATATTGAGGCTATCATTCACTTTTGTGAGTGTAATAGCATTGATCTAGAGTCAGTTCCTAAACTAATCTCTAAACCACTCAAAGAAAAGATTAAGTGTGATGCAACGGAGTTGAACTTCCTTAAGCGAACCTCCAGGGCAAAATTGATCTTTTAATTGAGAAAAAGTCGGAAAATTTATCTCTGGGAAAATTACGTGAAAACCCTTTTTGTTAAAATGACTCCCTTTGATGTATATAAAACTTATCTGGGATTGAAGAACCACTTCACAAAAGATAAATACGACTACCACAGATATAATGGTAAGACTCGTGCTTCCCTACAGTCCTTCTATAAGAGGAAGGATCGATATTGGTTTGAGAAGATGAGTCGTCAGAAGAATGATCAAGAAGTTGTTAACTTCTTTGTATCGAATTTTGTGGAATCCACAGATGCTGGTTCTATGTGGATTGGTCAACTTATTCGTGAGGGTGAATCCACTTACAATTCATGGAAGAGGCGTAATGAGTCATTGAGTTACGTTTTTAAAAATGAGTCTAGAGACCTTTTTTGTGAATATGATGTTGAGGACGTTTTTGACTGTACTTCTGGACATCCACCACTTCTTAAAAAACATTTAAGTGGTGATATTTGTGTCGAGACGTTGGTGATATATAATCGCATTTTTCAGTTCAGTACGGATTTTGATAAAAAACTGCAAGATCCTATTTGGGAGCAAGTCTCCAAAAATATTAAGAAGTATAATTCCTTCCTAAATATTGATATCTCCAAATTTAGAAGAATTTTAAAAGAGTGTGTTTTATGACATTTTTTGACTCCGAGATGGTAAGGGCAGAAATTGTCTATATCAACGATCTCCAAGAAAAGCTGTATAAAAATATGTTTAATTTTTATCAGATGGATAAAGATGATAAACTTTCACATGTTGAACTTTTGACTAACCTGATAGACAAGCAAAAAGTCCTATATGCTAGACTGTCTCTATCTGATGATCCAGAGGCACAGAAGATGAAGGAAAATATTGCAAAATCTGCTGCTATGTTGGGTATGCCAGATAATGTTGATATGAATATGATTTTTAGTAATATGGAAAAACTGGTTGGATATATGAAGGAGCAGGTAGAAGAAAAAGAAATTTGACAATCATGGGCACTTGCACTATTATAGGTCCGTACTCGCCGCAAGTGCCCAATGGGTACACACAAGCCGAATACAAAAAATCCAAGGTAATCTAATGTCTTTCGCAAATCTTAAAAAGCAGTCTTCTCTGGGGTCTTTAACCCAAAAACTTGTAAAAGAAGTTGAGAAGATGAATAGTAATTCCAGTGGCGGCGATGATCGTCTTTGGAAACCCGAAATGGATAAAACGGGGAATGGTTATGCCGTTATTCGATTCCTCCCCGCTCCTGATGGAGAAGATCTTCCATGGGTGAAGATGTACTCTCATGGGTTCCAAGGTCCTGGTGGTTGGTACATTGAGAATTCTCTGACGACTATTGGTCAGAAGGATCCTGTATCTGAGCACAATCGCACCCTGTGGAACAGTGGTATTGATTCTGATAAGGACACTGTTCGTAAGCAGAAACGTAAACTGTCATATTATGCAAATATCTATGTTGTAAAGGATCCTGCCAATCCTTCAAATGATGGAAATGTATTTCTCTTCAAATTTGGCAAAAAAATCTTTGATAAGATTATGGCAGCGATGCAGCCAGAGTTTGAAGATGAGTCTCCGATTAACCCATTCGATCTTTGGGAAGGTGCTAACTTCAAACTGAAAATCAAGAAAGTTGCAGGTTACTGGAACTATGATTCTTCTGAATTTGATCGTCAGACGCCATTGCTCGATGACGATGATGTGCTAGAAGCTATTTGGAAGAAGGAGCATCCCCTTGCTGCCATGACTGCTACAGATCAATTTAAGACCTATGAGCAACTTCAGACTCGTCTGGACTATGTTCTTGGTCGTAAGGGTACTCCTCGTCTCGATCCAGATGTTGAGAATGAGGATAATATGCGGGGTAACTTCACTCCTAGTTTTGGCAACCGCCAAGAGGAGTCTGAACTTCCTACAGAATTGAAGAAAGATCTTGATAGTCTCTCTTCAAACAGTGGATTTAATTCGCCAGATATTATGGCAAAAAGTCCATCTGGTGATGGTGATGAAGATGCCATGTCATACTTCCAACGTCTTGCTGAGAGTTGATTATAGTTTAACCGTATAAACGAGGGTTATCACCCTTTTTAAGGGATCTGGAGACATAACCTCCAGATCCTTTTTTGTATGGCATGATATCTTCAAGATCATTAAAGAGCATACTAAGATATTCTTTTTTAAGAATGTATATGTTTCTTTTATTATTCTCTTTTAGATCTTCGTATTCATAATTTGTTATTGGTCTAGATGACAAATTACCTTTAATCTCAATGATGTCATTTGCCACTTCATCAAAGTATACAGTTCCATAAGTAATTCTCTTCCTCCAGTTATATCCATCGTATCTCCATTCTTGACCATTTTTCTCATATACTTCATCTACTTGTGGAGTATATGTTGGTCCTGGTTTACTAAAGAAGATTTCTGGCATTGAATTGTACCCTCTTCCTGGATTAGTTATGGTAATCTCTCTTATTTCCCCATTCTCAGCTTTTAGGACAGCCTGTGCAGTGATTGCAGGTAATGGATTTTCTATAGTTGCAATTGGGGGAGTTCTATAGTTATATCCACGGTCTTGAATTATAACGTCCTTCACTGATCCATTAAGAATAGTTATATAACCCTTTGCAGTTCTATGTGGGATTGGTGGTTGAATAGTAACAGATGGGAGTGTGGTAGATGTATACCCAGATCCAGGTTTTGTTACAGTAATATCAAAAATAGTCTCTGCTCTAGTTCCAACTCCAACAGTGGCTGTTCCCGTCGCTGTTACATCCGTGTCATAGGTATAGATTTTTCTGTTAATTGACCCACCAATAAAGAATAGAGTTTCAAATGGGTTGGTGAATACGTCCAATGGTGTAGAGTCACCACTAGCAGTTTGAACATTAAGTACACCAAGTAAAGATAGTCCACTAATATCCCAACCAGTAGATAATGTTATAACGAATGTTGAATTGTTATCTGTACCACTAACATATAATTTTGTGCCGTCATCTTTGAATGAGAATCCACGAATTGAAGACTCTGCTGGTTGGCAGATGACAGATACGTTTGCTGTCTGTACTGGAAGTGGGAAGATTGATGTCACATCCCAAGGAACTGTACATTCATATTTTTTGATAGTGTCTGGGTCTTGAGTGTCAAGAACAAACATATGTTGACCATTATCCTGGAATCTTACGCCTGCAAGTGCAGGGAAACTGACATTACCTGATAATGATGCTGTTAGAATATCCCATGCGGTGCTAAGATCGTATTGTGCAATTTTATTACCAGCATTAGTTAATCCAGTAACATACATTCTTGTACCATCAGGTTTGAACTCAACACCTGTAGCATATGTGAAGTTAAGACCACCAGTATTTAAAGTTAGGACATTAACTTGAGATGCAGTATTTGGATCATAACCACTACTCATCTCATATTGTTCAATTGTTCCTTGAGTATATGATGCAGCACCATGAGCAGTATAGTAGTATGAACCTGCAGGATCCATGTACCAACCTTCAAAACCACCATCAACAGTTGCACTACCATTATTAACAAATACAGCACTCTCAATAATGTTTGGAGGTGGTGGGAATGTAACTATGGGTGTGAATGTGTATCCATCACCAGCAGAAATAATTCCAACACTTTGAATCGTTCCTCCAGCACCAATAGTTGCTTCAAGGATCGCCGTTTTTGTTGGTGGTGGGTCACTGAAGGTTAATAATGGTTGAAATGTATATCCAGTTCCAGCATCAATTACTGTTATAGTACCAATTTCTCTCTCATCTGGTGGAACATTTAGCGTAACGCTGAGTGTCGCTAATCTTGGGTTTGGTGGCGCTTCAAACGATATTTCTGCAATGTTGGTATATCCAGTTCCTGGATTTGTTATTGTTAGTGTTTTAACTTCACCAGAACCTGGATCATATGTTCCTGTTGCTGTTGCAAAATCGCCAGGAACTTCTGAGGGCAAAATTATACTTGTATCCATCTCAAGTTCATATTCTGGCGCATTAAAAAATCCTTCATTGACCTCAACGCCTGACTCTATGATAGTAAATCCATCTCTATTTTTACTTTCTATGGTCTCATAGTGATGAATACCGTTATATAATACTTCATAGTTGCCATATTTTTCTAAAAGGTGCTTATCAAAAGCGTACTGAGTTTTTGGCCATTCCTCATATACATTTTGTACGTTATTTGCTAATAGAACTATCCAATCTAAAGATGAGTCTCCATATACTTTGTCGGCAACCTGATCAGGTCTTTCATCACCAACAATACTGTACTTATTAAAGTAACTTACGTTTTGGAATATATCCTCTCTTATTTTTGCACGCTTAAATAAGTTCTTTGTGACTGTATAGTCATTCAGAGTATTATTCTCAAGGTCTCTTGAGATATATGCAATACTTGGGACGTGAGTAAAGTAATTAGCCATTATCAGTATCCGATTGGGTGGTTAGCAGCATCGCCTTCGTTATAATCCTTAGCGTAGAGTGGGATGAGTTCCATAAATTGCAATTGCAAATCATATGAGAACATAGAACCATCGTTATATGCCATGTACGTCCCATCAGGTGTGTAGTCCACAGTACATGCCTGTAAAGCACAATCCTTAATAAGATTTATACCGCTATGCTTTTGTCCTTTTTGGAAGTACTCAAGTTTAAAAATATTTGGTGCTTTTAGGAATAGGTTTGCATCGCTTGTTTTTGGTGCCATGTGGAACTTGAAGAACTTAATAATGCTTTTTACTACTTGTGCTTCATCCTCTGATCTTGGCGTCATTTTAAAGTTAAAAGAGAATGCTCTTAACTGGGGACCTTGGAATAGGAGTTCCGTATTTGGGTTTAGTATTGATCTGCTAGTTCTCGCCATGATATTTGATCCAACTGCTTGACCAGCTATTGAATCTGCGATAGCTTGCTTTACTGGTCCTGCCTGATCCTTTAATGTCCTTGCTTGGGCAAGTAAAGTGTTTACCCCAGAACTCAGACCATTTGTTACTGCGTCCCTAGCAAGCTCTGCACCCGCAGCTTGCATGACATTTAAAGTATCTTCATTCCAACCAACTGCGTTGGAGTCTTGAATACCTCCCTGAATCGGAAGTTGCACGCTTTGCCCGATTCCTTCTGCACTTCCCTTTTGATATGTTGTACCAAAAGATCCACTCCCAGTATTAAATTTTGATGGGAGATATTTTAGTGCGGTAAATTTAATGTAATCAGATTCTCCTCCTTTAGCGCCAACAGGGTATGCTAAATCATCTGTACCTGTTGCAAAGCTTGATACTTTATCTTGATTTGACGCTGTTATGGTTAACGCGCTTTGAGATCCATCACTATCTGGTAGAGGAGTTTCGTCCTCATTCTCTATCTTAGCATCGGTGACCTTGGCAACTGCTGCTGGTGTTGGTGATTTACCTTCGGTCTTTAGGGCACTTTTTATGGTGTAATTGCTAACGTTGTTTAATGTTGCCTGAGCGGCATCATTATTTGTTATTTTATCAGCTAACGCCTCTGAGACAGTAGCTTTAGTTTCATCAGCAAGAACAAATTTACCATCACCTTTTTTTACTGCTATTACTTTAGTTGGATCTATTTTTTGCAACTGACCCAAAAGATTGTAGGATGATTGATACATCGTTTGCGTTTTAGTTTGTGGATCAACTACGATTTGGTAATTGGTCGTGACCACCCCGCCACTGACGCCACCAAAATCAGCATCAGATGGTGTGGTTATTCCATGATTTGGCGAAACATAAACCCTGTTAGCTGGATTAGGAACAGTACCTTTACTGCTGTCAAATACGTTTCTCGATAGTTCTACATCTGCTGGTGTGGGCATGTTGATTAACCTTTAAAATCTTCGTCGTTTGTACCATAACCTTTGTATATTAATGCTCCACGAAGCATTTTCCTAAAAGAACGGTTATTAGTTTTCCAAACATCTGTGATATCAATAGAGCGAGATTTGCCATCTTTAATACTGACAAAATCTTCTATTGGTAAATTAGATGCTGATGTCCACTCAGATCTAGCAACGTCTAGTAACAGACCTTTAATTTGACTTATATTATATTTAGATATAGAATTATAGGGCATTGTCAATTTATTACGGCGCATGTTTGCAACAACCAGTCTTCTTTTTAATGGGTGAATAAAGTGTAAGTTGCAACCTAAAAAAGAAGTTCCCTCAGTTTTAATTACAAATACTAGTGGAAATGGGTCAAATACTGATATATTATCTTTTTCTGATGAATATTCAAACATGAATAGATGCCCCTGTTTAGGGAATCTTCTAATTAAGTTATCATCTGGATTATCACTAGTACGATCCCGCATCTCATCTCTAATAAGACGTTGTGGATCTGCAGCATATCGTTTAGACAGTCTCCTAAATGCTTTTCTATAAAAGAATGGGGACCTACCTGCCTCTACGTCAACCTCTAGTTTTAAATCATCAAACAGAGTGTTTTTTGACATTACTTGATTCCTAATTCGTCTTCGGTTATAATTTTAAATTCAAGTCGTCTATCTTTACACCATTCTGTTGCAGCTCTCCATTTAGCTTTATTCACTTCATATGTTTTTGCTTCATAGATGAATGATTTTGTCACTTTTTTTGACTTTCTTTGTGGTGGTTCAGTTTGTTTTTTGGGTTTTACTTCAATTACGTATGTTTTTGTTGATCCCGTCTTCTCTTTAACTTTTATCAAGAAGTCTGGGAAGTAGCGATGAACTCTTCCATCAATTGGAGACACATAAGGTATACAAAACTCTTCACTTGCCCACTCCAATATATTTTCATTAAGATCGCACCAAGCACAGAATCTACGCTCCCAACTACTTCTACATATGATATTATTGGAGTTCCCTTTATATTTTTTGGGAAAAGAGGGGCGATATCTACTTTTAATACTTTCGTTCATAAAAGTCGGCTACATATATTATGGGAATCCTTAAAGTTATTTAGATGGCAAATCCTATTAATTCTGGCATTAGAATGTCAGACTTAAAGTCCAAGATAATGAGACCTTCATTATCATCAGTTTATGGTGTCATAATTAAACAACCACCAGGTCTTAACTTTGAGGGATTTGATGGCCAACTGATGGAATTAACCTGTGTGGAGGCATCTCTTCCAGGATCTAGTCTTGGAACGATAGACACCAATAGAGATTATCGTGGTGTTATTGAGAAGCACGCATATTCAAAACTATATGATGATACTATTGACTTCACCTTTATGGTAACAATGGACCCTGATGACAATCCTCAAAAATCTTATATTCAAATAAAATTCTTTGAAGCTTGGATGAGATATATTGTTGGAGAAGATGTTGGTGATAAAGTATTAAAGTCAAAAACCTTTCAATCTACCCTTAGATATCCAATTGAATATCAATCAGATCTTGCTATTATTAAATTTGAGAAAGATTTGGGATTTGGTATAACCAAAAAATCAAATATATTGGCATATGAATTTGTTCAGGCATTTCCTAAGTCAATTAGTTCTACTCCCGTCAGTTATGATGGATCTCAGGTTTTAAAAGTAACAGTGTCATTTACATATACTAGATATTTTGTATCTGATGTTAGTGATCAAATTGATGCAAGTTATATCCCACCTAGTCTTCTTAACCCTAATTCTCCTGGTAACCCTGAGTTTGCTGGATTGTATTCCTCAAAGGAATTTAATCTTTCTGGAAAACAATTAGACTTCTTTAGAAACGTTCCTGACAGCTCAATGTTTGGTTCCACAGCATTCCCCGTAATGGGGAACTAAATAAACACATGAATTGATACGTTTATGCCATTACCTATTATAGCAGCTCCAACTTATGAACTAGTTCTTCCCTCTACAGGTGAAGATTTGCAGTTTAGACCATTTTTGGTGAGGGAGGAAAAACTTCTTGTTCTTGCATTAGAGAGTGAAGATCCAAAACAAATAACTACATCAATTAAAACTGTAATTAAGAATTGTATTTTATCAAAAGGTATAAAGGTAGAGACTCTTCCTACCTTTGATATTGAGTTCTTATTTTTAAATATTCGTGGAAAGTCTGTTGGTGAAGAGATTGAAGTAAATGTTCTTTGTCCTGATGATGAAGAAACCTATGTGCCAGTGACGATTAATATTGATGATATTGGGGTTAAGAAGACTGAGGGTCATGATAGGTTAATCAAGATTGATGATAGTATTGCTATGGAGATGAAGTATCCTTCTCTTGAGCAATTCATCAAAAGTAATTTTGATTTTACAGGTGAAAGTACTGTCGAACAGTCATTTGATTTGATCGCTACATGTATCAGTCAAATTATTACCGAAGATGAGACTTGGGATTTAGATTCTGTTCCTAAGAACGAAGTCACTGCATTCTTAGATCAAATGAATTCTAATCAGTTTAAATTGATTGAGAAGTTCTTTGATACTATGCCCAAATTGTCACATGAGATTGAAGTTTTTAATCCAACTACAAAAGTTAAAAGCACTGTTGTATTGGAAGGATTATCAAGTTTTTTCGCATAGCCCTCTCCCATATGGACTTGGAGAATTATTATAAGTTAAACTTTGCTTTACTCCAGTACCATAAATACTCATTAACAGAGATAGAGAATTTAATTCCATGGGAGCGGGAAGTTTACGTTGAACTCTTGAAGGCTCATTTGGAAGATGAGAAACTAAAGGCACAACAAGCGAATAATAGTACCTAATGGCGAAAACACCAGCATTCGTTAAAGAATTTATTCCATACTCCACGATTAAGCAGAATGAGCTTAAGTGGAGCACATATGCTGCTGCCAAGATTACTGAAAATAAAGTTTTAATATCTCGTGAATTTGGTTTAGATTTTGATAAGGTATATACTACATTCTTAAGGAATTATAGGAAGCACGAAAAAGACTTCCCTCTTTTTATATTAGAACGAGGACAGGAGACAACAAAGAAGGATTATGAAAATATTGAGAAGTATGTATTATTTTTGTGGAAATATTACGTTGTAGATAGACCAAAGACTGTAAAGAAGGCTAAAGCACCTACGGTTACAAAGGTAAAAAAACCAAAGGTAGAAGAATCTTATGACGAGCAAGATATAGATTCAGATAACCCATATGGTGATGATATTGACGATCCCCCAATGATGGCGGAGATGGGCAAATCTAAACCTAAAAAGGGTGGTGCTTTATCAAAACCTAAGGCAACAGTATCTAAAACATATGTTCCTGCAGGACCTTCAAAAGATGACCTACTTGGGGATGCTGCCGAAAAAATTGATCCAAGGATAGCAGAACTTCTTGGATTGCAGGATGGATTTGATCTTTCTTATGATGATTATCTTACTATTTTAAAGGAGTGGCAAGTAGCTGCTCGACTTAAAAACAGTGCGATATCAACTGAAGATTCCATGTTGATTGATGAAGAGAGAAAAAGAGTAAAGAGAAAGACTGGTAAGTTTAAGGTAAATGTAAAGAAGGTCAATAAGCCAACAACAAAGTCAGCTGTAAAACCTGTAAAGGGTGCTCTTCGTGGTGGCCAAAATCAAGCACAACTTCAGATTGCTCCTGGAAAAGATCCAAAGAAGAAGCGTAAAGCATCTCTTGAGGAGAATGTTGCTGCAATAAAAAAATCTGTTGAAAAGATATTTAAAGTCCTTGAAGGACAATTTAAGGCAATACAAAAGCAGTCAGATAAAGATAGACGTAACAAGCAGAAGAACAAAAGATCTAAAAAAGAAGATAATTTAGAAGGAATTCGTCAAGGAATGATGAATCAAGCAAGGAAACTTGCTGCCCCTACGTTTGATTTATTAGATAGAATATTTAAGTTTATTGGAACGGTTTTGCTCGGAAGAGTAATGATCAAGTTGCTTGATTGGTTGGCAGACCCCAAGAATAAAGATAAAGTTGTAGCACTTGGAAAGTTCTTACAAGACTGGTGGCCAGTATTATTAAGTGCATTTGTTTTATTTGCAACTCCACTAGGTACATTGATTAGAAGTGTTCTTGCAGGTGTGGTGAAACTATCCCTGTTTATGGCAAAGAAGGCCATTCCTGCTCTTGCTGCATTTGCTGCAAAAAACCCTCTTGGAGCAGCAGCCGTTGCAACGGTCGCTGTTGTTGGTGGCGGAGCATTTCTTGCTTCTCAAATGAATGATTCTGAGAGAGATGATGCAAATGCAAAGGACGATAAATCAACAGTAACTCCTGCAGAAACTAAGGCAACTGGACAAATGCCTTCTGGATCTCAGTTAATGGGAGAGCAAACACGACAGAGGGGATTCAATGCGTTCTCTGGTGGAGGTAAAATTCCAAAAAGAACTATGCCTTCTGGCGGAAAGGTAACACAATCCACTGGTAAGAGAGTTAGTGGTGCGGGAAAAGACACTCAGATGATTGTTGCCCAACCTGGTGAAATTGTCATGTCTAAACCAGCAGTTGATAAGTTTGGAGCACCATTCCTACTTAATCTTAATAAGATGGGTGGTGGAACTAATAAACCAACGTTTAGTAAATTCGGTGACCTTCAATTCGCTCAAGGTGGCGGTGTTGTTGGTCAGGATTTTGACACGGAAAAAGTGATGCAAACTTTGAGGGACTGTTATATTACTCCCACTGAATTTGGACCTCCAGGACCTAATAATCCAAGAATTCAAAACGTAACGAATTGGCTTTATGGAACAGGAGAGAAACTGAATACTGCAGGATTAGATGAATTCCAGGTCGAGGATTTGAAGAGTGCGAAGAGGAGTTATCCTAAGATAGATCTGAATAGAAGAAGAAAGAATCCTCTCGGTGCTAACCCTGAACAGAAGAAGGAAGAAGAGAAGAAGAAGGCCAAGGCAAAACCCAGACCGATGGGTCGCTCTGCAGCGAAGATGAGAATGGAGGCGAAGAAGGGGGAAGAAACTGCAATTGAACCACCTTCTTCTGGCAATAAGGTTTCATCAGCAGCGGCAGCAGCACCAATTAATGGTGTTATCCCAAAGGCATCAAAACCACCAAAACCAACAACTGTTAAACCTGCTCCTGCAATGTTGGGTAAAGGTAATTTGCCTCCCACTCCAGAACCACCACAACCTAAAATTAATGTTATAAGTGCATCTACTACATCTGGTGCTGGAGGACCTAAATCTGCTCCTGGGTCTACTGGTGCTAGGGATTTGCCTACAGATTTTGAAGCATTCTATCAAACAGAAATGAGAATGATGATGCTTGCAATCTATGGAATTACTGAGGTAGAGTGAGATGGCTATAAGTTCTCAAAAACTTTTACCTCAGACTGGTGGTGGATCCCTTGCAGTAACGAGACCAACTGCAAATCTTGTTCCTTATAAGAAACCTCCTGGGGGAGCACTTGCAAAGCAACCTGAGGGTAAAGAGGAAAAGGATTCAAAATCTTCATTAGAAGAGAATGTTGTTGAAATTAGAGTAAAAACTAAGAAGATCGAGAAGATTATTGGTCGAACCTTAAAACTCAATAAAAAAACCATGAGGTTTGAGGCGAGACAAAATCAGAAAGATCTTCGTGAGAAGACCGAGAACCAGAAAGAGAAGAAGTTATCTGGTATTAAGATGCCTCAAGGCATCAGTATTCCTAAGATAGGATTCTTAGAAAGACTTAAGGATTTTATAGGAACAGTACTTCTTGGTAGAATATTATATCTTCTTGTTGGATCTGCACCACAACTTTTGGGGTTTCTTAAATTTATTGTTCCTATTGGTAAATTTATTGCTGATGTTGTAGGTGGACTTACTGATAAATTAATATCTGCAATTGCATTTGGGTACAGAATAAAAACCAAGGTAGAAGAGGTAACTAAAAATTTATTTGGAGATGAAGGACTGAAGAAGTTCAAAGACTTTCAAGGGTTCTTCACCAAATTTATGAATTTGGCATTAATTGCAGTGATGATTGCTGGAACTACTGCTTCTGATACTGGATTTGGTAGGGGAAGAGATCGAGGTCGTGGTAGAGATTTAAGTGGTAGACGCGCTAGTAGATCTTCTCAGCAAAGATACCGTAAAAGATTTGGTGATAAAAAGTATGCTGAACGATTTGGTAGAAGAAATTTAAAAAGATTAACTAAAGGTGAGAGTTTAGCAAAACGTGGAGCTCAGGCATCAAGAGGGGCTCAGAGTGGAGTACAGAAGTTTGTTCAAAAGGGAGTAACTAAAGTCGCAGGTAAAGCTGTTGGCAAAATTGCGGGTAAGATTCCAATTGTTGGTCCACTGATTGACTTCGGTGTAAGAGCATTTATCTTCAAAGAACCTCTTGGTAAGGCAGCTGCTGCTGCTGTAGGTGCTGCTGCTGGTCAAGCACTAGGCACATTCCTTGGTGGTGCCATTGGTGGCATTGTAGGATCTGTTGTACCTTTCATTGGAAATCTACTTCTTGGCGGTGCAGGTGCAACAGTCGGTGGACTGATAGGTGGCATTATTGGTGATCAGATTGGTGTCAGTTTATATAATGTTATTGCTGGTAAGGAAGATTCTGGTGCCATTGAAGATGCTTCTATAGAAGCAAAAGCAAAGGGTGGGGTAGTTGGTGAGGAAGAATATGAAGATGCGAGAGAAAAAAGAGCCAGGAATGCTAGGATTAAACGGATAATGCCTAGTAATGACAGTCACATGAATACCAATGTGGAGGTCGCAAAAAAAGCAAAAGGTAAAAGTGGCAATATCTTTAATAGATTATTTTCATTTATGGCTAGAAGCGCGGAATCAGTCACTTCATTTGTGAATCCGTTTAAAAAAATTCAGAGTGCCGTAAAGAATCTTAGGCAGAGTAATAGTAATATTATCAGTAAGATAATGGCACTTGGTGCTGACCTTATTGCAGGTAAAAAACCAGATAATAAAACAATAAAGGATATTGTTGGATCTTTGGTATCTGCCTTCGATGCTGCTGTTCCAGCGCCGATAAACCTAGTTAAGGGTATATTTCAAAAATTATCGCAGGGTGGTTATGTTCTTGAGACCCCTCAGCAACAAAATAAAAGAGTTCGGGATTTAACTAAAGTAGTTGAACGTAAGTTTTTAACTGATATTACTAGAGATACAACACGTACACTAAATGTAATTAAAGGTATTGAAGGTAAAAAGGAGAGTGATGTTGCTACTGGTCCTGGTGGTCCTGGTGGAACTGGTCCTATTATTCCTGGGACTAGATTACCATCTTCAGGGGCAACATTAAGTGGATCAAATAAACTTTCAGGATTAACTGGAAATTCTGGAACTGTTGCTTATGGTGGAAATGCTGGATCTAAATTGGATATTTCTTACAGTCCATTTGCACAATCTGATCTTGATGATCAAGCATCCCGAGGTGGTATTGTAATTACTTCTGGTAAGGGTTTTAGATCTAGTACCAACTCAGACCATAAAGGATATGATGTTGGTGCAGATAGAGGAACACCAATGTATGCATATTTGGATGGTGAGGTAACTCATGTAAACAGTGCTTTGGGTAGTGCGGCAGATGCTGGGTATGGTTATTGGGTAGTATGGAAAGATTCTGTACATGGTGCCTATCATTTCTTTGGTCACTTAGATAGACCTCCTGCACTATCTGTTGGTACTAAATTTAAAGCAGGTGCCTTACTTGCTAATGTTGGTGGATCTGGTAGTGGTAGTCTAACTGCATATGATCCTCATCTACACTGGGAGATATCTACTTCTGCACCTGCTGCAAATGGTCAATTCAGTAGTTATGTTGATCCTGGTCAATGGATCAATACTCATGGTGCTAAAAAGAATGCTGCACAAGTTGCAACAAATACACCACAAAATCCTGATGCTGTTGCACAGAATGCAAGTTATGAGCAGGATGGTACAACTGTTGCAATTATTGAGAAGACTAAAGTTATACGAGTTCCTGTTCAGACCAGTAGAGGAACTAAAATGAGACAGCGAGTAGTTCCTGATACGCAAGTTGTATCACCAACTTGATTAAATACTAAGTAACCAATAATCAACATGCCCACAGCAAATCTAGCAACGAATTCTGGAAATATATCAAAATTTGAGATATTTTCTAATAAAATTAACGGCAGCAAAGATATCTCTGCGGGTATAGTTGAATGTGATTACTATGAAAGTATACTTGAACCAACAGTAAGGTTTAGTGTTCTAGTTATGGATAGTGGACATGAAGTTGCTGGTGGATCAAACGCAGTATCTGCAATCCAATATTTAAAGTTGTCTGGATCAGAGAAGGTTCATGTCAATATTGAGGATGCTTATGGAAATAAGTTAAAATATGAGGGTGATAATTCTCTTTATATTGAGAAGGTCAGGAATGTTACCTCATCATCGGGAGGACTGATATATGTTCTTGATTTATATTCAAGAGAAGCAGTTGCTAATAATTTGGCAGCATGTGAAGTTTATCGTAGATTTGATGGCGAGATCAGTGCCACAGCATCTACTATCGTTAGTGATATATTAAAGTCTGATAAAAATATTATTTTAGATAATACTTCAAATAAATTAAATGTTGAAGGTAGAGGTAAGGAACCATTTAGATTAATTGCAGAGATTGCTACAAGAGGCGTATCTTCTAAGTCGGAAAATAGTGCAGGATATTTATTTTTTGAGACATTTGATGGGTATAACTTTAGATCCATTGACAACTTATTTGATGATTCTGACGGAGCAAGATCATATATTTACAATAATAGTACTGAATTGCCTGTAGGATATGATGCAAAGATTGTTAGTTTTAGTGCCGATCAGAGTATAAGCGTATCCAAAAACCTTAAGTCGGGTGGATATGGAACAGTATTGGAGACATCTAATACTTTCACTCATGTATTTAATCCAAGAGCAAAAGAGATAACGACGGATGAGCAAAAAGTCCATGGTGGATTAGAATTCCCAGAACTATCCAAGGAATTTTTGGATACGTATCAAAGCGTAGTATCTAAGAGATTTACAAAACAAGATAATGTTGGCAATCTTCCTACAGGATCTGTAGAAGAGCAAGTAGATCAAGCAACAGAACCAAACTTAAAGTTGGATGAAGTCATACTGCAGAGTGCTATGACTTACAATAAATTATTCAGTTTGAGTATTACTATTGTAGTTCCAGGTGATTATACTTTGAGGGCAGGTTCAATTGTTCATGCGGACTTCCCCCAAAAAGATGCTAATATGGACAAAGGAGATGAATTTGATAAAGAGTTGAGTGGACTTTATATTATTGCTGATATTTGTACCCACTTGACACAAAAGAATACATTGACTAAAATGAGATTAGTTAGGGATTCTTACGGTAGACAACCAAATAAAAGCACCCAGATTTCTGGAACTCCTATTGCGATGGGACAAGAGAGTCCTAAAGGAATATTTGGTTCTCTACGATCTAATCCATTTTCTGAATTTGGTAATACCGATGCAGAGATTGCAAAGAACTTATCAGCAGAAGAAAGGGATCTTGTTAACCGATGGAATAGTGGTACTTGGGAACCAAATGGAACCACTGATCGCGGCGGAAATGTTATTGATAGAACAAATTCGGGTAATAACAACGGATATGATGTCGATTTAGATGCTGGATATGATGATCCCAACTTCAATCCAGATGATTATCTAGAACGATACTAATAAATAACCAATAAGTTAACCAATAAGTTGACCACCAATTATGGAAAACATCGAAAGTCATATTGCCAAGGACAAAGAAATTCTTGACAATCCTCTAATTTCTCCTAATCAACGTCGTCATATTGAAGGTGAACTGCACGAACTAGAGGAGTATGCGGAACATCATAAGGCAGAGATTGAAGCGGGAGATCATCATGATCCATCACCGCTAGAACTATATTGTGATGCTAACCCATCAGAGCCAGAATGTCTGGTCTACGAGGATTAATATAAATGTCAGCTTTTATTCAGCATCCATATTATGATACGGGAAAGTCCTTTTTATTCTGGGAGGGAGTTGTTGCGCCTAGAGAAGTTTGGGCAAGAGACGATGAACTTATAGCGGATCGGAAGGATCTTAAAAATTGGGGATATCGGGTAAAGGCTAGAATAAAAGGTATTCATTCTCCTGATAAAAATGTTCAACCTGATGATCAACTTCCTTGGATTGTAATATCTACTGGAAGTTCTGGATCTGGACATAAGAAGACTGGATTAACTCCAGGAATTACTCAGGGATCTCAGATATTTGGTATGTGGGGTGATCCTGCAAAAAAAGAGGATCCAATTTTTATTGGAACTCTTCCTAGTAATGATCAGATTCTTTTGGCTAAGAATCAACCAGATAATAATGGATTTATTCCGTTTAGTGGATATAAGGATTTTGATTTAGTTGGTAGTTTTTCCATACCTGGTGTAAATGGTAAACCTTTGGAGGGCATGACTGGATATAATATAATGTCACTAAGTGACAAGACAATGGTCAAGGAACCATCATTCCCTTTATCTAGTCCTACCGAATGTGATAAAGATAATATGAGTTCCATTGGCGTTTACATGAAGGAACTCATTCAAAAAATTGAGAGGGCAACTGACCAGTTGAATAGTTGGGAGTCTGCTGCTCAATCATGGATTTCCGATAAACAGAAGTGGATTCAAGAAAAAGCATCAGAAGCATCTGAATTTATAGCACTTGCATTAAAAAATGTATTTAAAGATATTAGGAAGTTTGTTGAAGAACAAATCAACGCAAAAACCAAATTATTAATTGAACTAATTAATCCACCAGATAGAGATAAGGCAAAGGTTGCAAAAGATGCTCTTATTGAACTGATTGTTTGTTTATTTAACAAAATGATTGGCAACCTTAAGTCACTGGTGGGTAATTTTTTAACTCAGATGTTGGATCGTTATATTAATGTTCCCGCATGTGCAGTTCAAAATTTTGTTGCTAGTCTTTTAGGTAACACTCTTGGTGCTCTTGCTGGTGCTATTGATTCAATCATCAGCAATATAGCATCTTTACTTGGTGGTGCATTTAGTATTGCAGGATCTATTTTAGGTATTCTTGGTCAGATTGCTGGATTCCTTTCGTGCGAAGAGAGTCAAGAGTGTCCCGATACGAAGGAATGGAATATTTTTGAAGGTGGATCTCCACCAATGGTGTTGAATCTAGACAGTATTATTAACCAGGCGAAAGGTCTTGCATCGAGTGCTTCAAGTTTAATTGACATGGATAATATTGCATTGATTGATTTTGGTGGTTTAATCAGTGATGCAGCTAATTCTGTTGGTGGATGTAATGTTGGTCCCGTCTTCTGTGGACCACCTCAAGTTAATTTCTGGGGTGGTGGAGGATCTGGCGCTAAAGGAAATGCAATCGTTAGTGCTGCTGGAGAACTTTTAGGAGTTGATTTGATTGCTGGTGGTCTTGGATATAAAAAAGCACCGAAACTGCAAATCAAGGATAATTGTGGTAAAGGTGGTGGCGTTCGTGCTCAGGTTATAACTGCTCCTGATGGTGGCATAGATTCTCAAACAGGAGAACCCACACTTAAAGTTGTTCAAGTTGTTATTAAAGATGCTGGTGGTGGGTATCCATCGAGACCAGATGGTGATCTTGGTGGGGATGGTAGAGTCTGGGCACCAAGGGATTGGACTGTTGTTAAAAGAGAAGATGGTAGATGGGAAAAGTTCCCTCCTGGAAAGGATTCTGATATTGAGATTGATTTAAGAGATGGTGATACACTAATAACTCCTGGTGATAGGAGAATTGTTGAAGGGGGAATACCTATTATTGGTCCTGGAGGTAATGTAACTCCAGGGGCTGATGGTGATACTGGTGGAAGTAGAGTTCCTGCTGGAGAGTCTCAAGAAGATAGACTTTCAAGACTTAGAAGAACTACAATTATTCCTGGTACTGGTCCAGGTGGTGCTACTGAGTTTGATGCATTCCCAACATTAGACATTGGAAGTTATCCAACAATTCTTTACTTATGTGATATTAATATTGAAAATCATGGCATAAATTATAGTGATGGCGACAAAGTTGTTATTGAACCAAGTAATGGAACCGAACTTATTCCTACATTTGGACCTTTTGGGGTATTGCAATCACTTAGAATACTCAAAGCGGGTAAAGGGTTTATTGAAAGACCACTTATTTACATTAAGTCTGAAACTGGTTATAATGCAGTATTGAAACCAGTATTCTGTGTTGAGAGAATTGGTGATGATGTAGACGGTGAAATTCCAGATCAGGATCTTCTTTTTGGTGGAGTTATATCTGTCGTTAATTGTGTTGGTGTTGTCACTAATAATGAATTTGCGGGTTACATTAATGGGCAACCATATTATGGACCAACGCATAGTCATAAGGGAGTGATGATGCTTGGTGCTGAGCATACAAGCAGGGCTCATCCTCTTGTTTGGGATACTGCTGCGGATAGTTTAAGTAACTATGATAGTAGATTCCAATGGGTTGGTGACGCTCTACTGCAAGTTAGAACACCAACAACTTCGACATCACCTGTAGCATCGCAACCTTCACCTGCTCCGTCAAGTTCAAGTACTAGTGAACAGCAAACAACTACAGGACAAGTGATTACTGGAGGACAAGTGATTACTGGAGGACAAGTTGTAAATAATAATGCACCTTCACCAGTACCTCCAAGTGCTCCTTCACCGTCTCCTTCACCGTCTCCTTCACCACCATCTCCTTCGCCACCATCAGGTGGTGGCGGTGGATACTAACAACATATTAAACAATGTCAGGACCAAAAATACATAACCCAATAGACCTGGGTAATGATTTCGGACATATTAAATTTGGGCACATAACACCTAAGTATGAATATGCTGGAGTTTTAGTACGTAATGGACATCCAGGTCAAAGTTCTGAACATTATATGATGTTCATGTCTTCTGGTGCAATGTCAGGAGGAACTATCAATAGATGTCCAGGTGTTTATCAGATTCATTGTGGTGAAGATCCCGTTGATGATACTGCTTTGGTAATTAATGCTGCAAGGGGTGATATAATACTAAAGGCACCGAAGGGTAGAATTCGGTTGGACGCAAAGATGATTGACCTAAAAGCAACTGGATTTAACAACCAGAATGGTCATATCAACATTGAGTCTAATGAAAAGATTACCATTAAATCTAAGAATATTGAGGTTAATGGTGATGCTGTTGCCAAATTTCTATCGTCTGGAACTTGTGAAATAGTTGGAAGTTCTGCAATGAATTTTTATGGTGGAATTATTGACTGTGTTGACTCTGCTACAACTATTAAACCAGGTAAAGGAACGTCAACATTTTCATCTCAACAACAAGTAGGAGGTTTTGGTTAATGAGAGTACCTGATTTAGAAATTACAAAGACATTATATGTTGGAACAGGTGATCCTAGTATTGTGTTGGGTAAGGGTCCTCTACAGATTAGAGGAGGATCTTTTATGGAGGGTCCATCTATTTTTGGGGCTCTTCCACCATTCTTAACAGCGACTGTAATGATTGGTCCATGTCAAAACTCTGACATGATAGTCCCGCCAATTATTCCTGGTGCTCTATGTACGGGGATTAATAACCCATATTCACTCGCTGTCACGGGACCAGCAGCATTTTTAGGTGTCATAGACACTGCTCAGAGCATTAATGCTGGGATGAATATTATTGCTCAGGGAGAAGTTATGTCTCGCTGTGGTGGACATATCCTATCTGCTAAAAAGAACTTTGACATTCCTCATCCAACAAAAGAAGGTTGGAGATTGCGACATACTTGTCCAGAGGGACCAACAAATGACGTATACATAAGAGGTAAATTGAAGAATAATAATGTAATTGACCTTCCAGAGTATTGGAGGGAACTGGTAGATCCTGATTCAATTACAGTATCCATTACTCCAGTTGGAATTCATCAAGATATTATTGTTCATCGGATTGAAGATAATAAGATTTTCCTTAATTCATCAAATACGTTTAGACCTATTAACTGTCATTATCATGTTTATGGTGAGAGAGTAGATGGGGAGAGATTAGTTCCAGAATATGAGGGTACAACCCCCGCAGATTATCCAGGTAACAATGATGAATACTCTGTATCTGGATACCATTATGATACTAAGAGGTAATTATGGCAAAATTTATTCCACAGGCAAGTAATACCACGGGATGTGCAGATGAGGGAATTACTGGACCCTTTTCAAGCAAATATGACTATTTGTTAAAAGCAACAACTGGTGATCCAAATTATCCTGTTGATGCATGTACGCCTTGGATTCATTACAATATATTATGTGGTAATATTAAGGCAGATGCTATTGTTCAGGCATCAGATATTGTAAGTTCCGCAGTATCCTCTCTAAATGCAAAATCTGCAATTTGGGATGCTAAAAAATCATTTGACATTAAGCACCCATCTAAAGAAAATCACCGTCTTAGGTATATTACTCTTGAGGGACCAACTGCAGATGTATATCTTAAAGGTAAATTAGTCAATCAATCTTATATTGAACTTCCTTATTATTGGAAGGATTTGGTTGATATGGATAATCTATCTGTCAATCTAACTCCAAACGGACATTGGCAAGAACTATTTGTTTATAAAATTGAGTGGGGAAATAAAATTATTATTAAAAATAATTCAGGAACTGGTATTAATTGTGATTATGTTGTATTTGGTGAACGTAAGGATACCTCCAAAAACATTCCTGAGTATGAGGGCTTGACACCAGAGGACTATCCAGGAGATAATAGAGAATATAATATTAATGGTATCTGATGCATCGAGTACATGAAGCATTCCCTACGATTGTATACCAGGGAATGGTAGAGTGTCATGAAGAGATCAAAAATCATATTGATGAACTTCGTGATTATTGGTTTGACGGATATCAAAATGAAAGTCCAGAATATTCTGGAAGAATTTTTGCACATCAAAAAGTATCATGCAAACCGTTTTTTGAAGAACTTCGGCATCATGTAGATAATTACTTTGATTATTTGAAAGTTGATCATTCAAAGTTAGACTATCACATCATTAAATCCTGGGTTGGGTATCATAAGGATGATGCCACACCTTCAGTTAAACCTCATAATCACAATGCATCTGATTTGAGTTTTGTTTACTATGTAAATACTGGAGAGACATCCGATAGGTTTTGCATTGCTCAAGAAAAAAATCCCAATGAATGCGTTGGAGATATGTTTACTGAGTCAATTAAGAAAAATCTAATTACTGAATATAACAAGTATAACTGCAATGTTTATGGCATTACACCTATTGAAGGAAGTATTGTAATTTTTCCAAGTAAGATTGGTCACTTTACTCAAAAGATCTCTGAGAGAAAAGAAGAGAGGTTAGTGATTCCTGGTGATATTAGGGTTACTTTGAACCCACAGAATCCAGACTATCATCAAGGATCAACGCATCCTTCTCAGTGGCTGGAACTTTGAGTAGTTTATCAGGATCCCCAATCTCAAACAATCTCCTATAATCTGATGCCCACATTTCATTCCTGAGCATCCAATCCATATCATAATCAAACTTGATATGGTCCTTTCCAATATATCTGTCGATGTATGACTTGATTAGGGTCTCTCCTAAAGAGACATCTCCCCAATCATTGTCATGCATCTCTTTTATTTTCTCATAAAATTTGAAGTATTGCTTCATCCAGTAACCTTTGCCATGAGCGAAGTAATCAACATATGAATCTTCTGGTTCGCATGGACCTGGATGGACCTTCCATGCAGGAATAACTATATCTCCATTTTTTATATTGAAGTTCTTTGTTGAGAAGTCACTTCTGCATTTGATCACTACGTCGTAGTCCTCAGGATTAAATATTGATAGACTTAGATATATGCAGTACCACTGCTTTAGAATTCTATATGACCATTCTCTACCGTTAATTTCTAGACCATTTAACTTGAATTCAAATTCTGGTAGGGTCTCTTTATCTCTGAATAAGTAATTCTTAGGTTGATACTCTTTTATAATATTGTTTATATCCACTGGAACAATACCAGAACCCATATGTAATTCGGAATAGTTATATGATGAGATATAAACGTCTGCAGAATACTTATCAATGATGTTGGATTTGATATTTGGGAGGTGTTGTTCCCAATTTCTCATGTATCCTGTCATTAGCAGTGCAACCTTCACAATAAATAGAATCAAACGCCTTATATAATTTATGGGAGTTGTAAACGACAAATTGCTTGCCGATAAGGCAATGTACGAATTGCAGCAGGAGAGGTTGCCAAAGAGAATTGGAGTTGCTACTTCTCTTCGTGATGCTTTTATGAGCCCTGCCAAAACTCAATCATCATCAATACTAACAACTTTAGACAGTATTAACGCTATAAAAACATCTATCCAATCTGCTGGCGGCAATACTGGATTGTCTTCGGCATCATATGGAACAACTGTATCTTCTGTAACTAGTGTATATGGTAGTGCCGTCACAGGAGTTGCTGTTACAACAGGTTCTTCATTAGGTGTTGCTGGTGTTGGTACCGCTAATATTGCGTATGGAATAATTAAAAATGATATTGCAGAAATTTATGATTATCCTAAAATAAGTGGAGGCAATGTTGGATCTGATTACCCATTTACTGGTGGGTCATACAATACTTTGACTTCATCAAATGTTGGAAGTGGTGTTAGTACTAAATTAACTCAACATGGTGGATCTGAAATTGGTAAGGTCTTTGGATACTCTGCTAGTTTGGGTACTCTAGTATCCGATTATAATACTGGTTGGTCTAATATTCAAGGAGAAGAAACTCTTGCGACCACCACTCAGAGCATGAAAGGTGACTATGAGTTGCAAGTATGGGGATTGGAAAGGCAACTTCAAGAAAATACTGAAAAACTGTCAGAGATTACTACTGCTGTCGGTATTGCACGAGACCCTGCGACTGGTGGTCCTTGGTAGGGTTGACTAATATAAAAATATAAGGTATACTATATGAGTAACGCGGAGTTAGTTCAGCGGTAGAACGCTATCCTTCCAAGTTAGATGTCGTCGGTTCGATTCCGATACTCCGCTTACTCTTAGGCATCAATTTTTGTTCGGGAGTGTGGCGGAATCGGTAGACGCACCAGACTTAAAATCTGTCGGGAGCAATCCTGTGAGGGTTCAAGTCCCTCTTCTCCTATAGGAAGGAGTACAAAAGATCTCTGTATAGAAAGAGCGCCTTCCATCAAAACTAAATATCTTCAAACGGCAATAGTATGAAACTTAATCTTACTAAATCATACTGCTGGTTTGATCCTATGGCATTGGGAACTCCAGAAAGAGTTGTTAAAATGTACTTTATAAATGGTATTCCGTTTACTTGGGATGATTTAACTAAAGAGGAAGAAGCAAAAAGTTCCTTTTATGTAATGATTGCAGATGATCATAAAGTCCATTATAATATGGAATTTTTATTTCATTCTTCTGGATACCTAGTAATGGAAGAATGTCATCCATGTTTTTTTGAAATGGAATTAGAAAACCCTGAGATACTTGCTGAATT